GTAAAAATCTGCCTCCCCTTATGAGTGATTCAAATTTTACTTTTAATATGACTAACATGATTCCAAGTTCTCCTGCAACTCCTTGGAAGTACAACGAAGAAGAAATTGTTAAAGAACTTCTTGAGTACATCCGTGGAACTTACAATCAGCATTATTCTGCTGGAGACCAACAGATTCAAACGCTTGACCTGATTGAAGCGTGTGGAGATGGTGAGGCATTCTGTCGCAGCAATATCCTCAAGTATGCCTCTCGTTATGATAAGAAAGGCACCGCCCGTCGTGACATTATGAAGATTCTGCATTATGCTGTTCTTCTAATGAACTACAACGATAAAAATGCCGTCCGTGAAACTTACAACCAATGAGCAACATGAAACTGTCTGATAATACTCTGACCATCCTGAAGAACTTTGCAGGTATCAACAACTCTATCCTTGTGAAAGAGGGTAACCGCCTTCGAACCATCTCTGTTGCCAAGAACATTCTGGCAGAAGCAAGCATCACCGAAGAGTTTCCTCGTGACTTTGCTATCTATGATCTCAACCAGTTTCTGAACGGTCTGAGTCTTCACCAAGATCCCGATCTTGACTTTAAGGAAGATTCTTATCTCAGTATCAAAGAAGGTAAGCGTCGTGTGAAGTATTTCTTTGCCGATCCTAATGTCATCATTGCTCCTCCTGAAAAGGAAATCAACCTTCCTTCACAAGACGTTTGCTTCCAGTTGGATAGTGCATCTCTAGAGAAACTGGTGAAGGCAGCAGCAGTGTATCAACTGCCTGATCTATCTGCTATTGGTGAAGCAGGTGTTGTGAAACTGGTTGTCCGTGATAAGAAGAACGATACTTCTAATGAGTATGCTATTGTTGTCGGTGAAACCGATCAAGAATTTACTTTCAACTTCAAGGTAGAAAATATCAAGATCATTCCTGGTGCTTATGATGTTGTAGTATCTTCTAAACTCCTTTCTCAATTCACTAACACTCGATACAACCTCACCTACTATATCGCTCTGGAACCTGATTCCACTTTTGGTTGATGAGACACATTCTTTTTACATTAAAAGGTTGTAGTGCTGTTCTTCTTGATGATGAATCGTACATTAGAGATGTTCTCTATCACGCATCTGTTCAGTGTAATTCCACCTTGCTAGCATTAAATTCACACAAGTTTCAACCCCAAGGGGTTACTTGTGTGGCAATGCTTGCTGAATCCCATATCAGTATTCACACTTGGCCAGAGAAAGGTATGGCAGTTTGTGATGTATTTACCTGTGGAGATCACACTGAACCACAAAAAGCAGTGAGTTATATGGAGATGGTTCTTCATGCAACGGACATTATTTCTAACGAATTTGTGAGACCTCTGGAATGAAAAACTGGGACACTATTTTCAATAACCTTTCCGATAGTGAGAAGGACAAAGTTGCTGTCCTTCGTGTAATGGAATGTGCTAATGGTGTTATGCAACATGCTTATAGGGAAAAGCAAATCTTTGCCTATTCTACCTACGAGACTCGCAAAGCAATGAAGTTTAGTATGTCCTGTATGAAGAGAATGCAGATTCCTTTGAAGGAAGAAACTATTGCATTTGAACCAGAGACAGAGAAACTTTTGAGGGAAGTTAGAGACCTCTACATTAGTGGTTTTAAAAACGGAAACGAAGAAGACTTTAAGGAGTTTATGGTTGTTTCTGGTTCTTGTATTCGTGCCCTTGGAAAAGAGAGAATTGTTAAGGCAAAAGACATTCTGGCACAAAACACTTCCGATATCCCACTTCAGGCATTAGACTGGGGTGTAAGATACATCAACCAGTTCTTCCAGTGAATATCTTTGTCACCGATCCGTTCCCTGCCGAGAGTGCTATCTGTCTTCCTGACAAACACATTGTCAAGATGCCGCTTGAGTGCTGCCAAATGCTTAGCATTATTGCTTCTCCCTGGTATCATGATTATGGGACTCTTCCCAAACAAGACGGCACTGCCTACAAGACAGAAAAGGGAGCATTCCGAAACCACCCATGCACCAAATGGGCGGCGGAGACGGTGGATAATGCCTACTGGCTCATCAAGTGGGGACTGAACTTGTGTCAAGAGTATAGTTTGCGCTATAATAAAACTCACTCCTGTGAAGGGACACTGACTCATGCTTACTATCTTTTTCCCAAGGGAAAACTTACTAACGTGACTCCTTTCGCAAGGGCAATGCCTGAGGAATACAAGTTTGATACTAGTATTTCCACCTTTGACGCATACAAGATGTATATCTCATCTAAACCTTGGGTGAAGGATAACTATCTTCGTATGCCCCAACGTAAACCAGATTGGATTTGATTATGAGTAACTTTATTTGGGTGGAGAAATATCGCCCAAAGACTATTGATGATTGTATTCTCCCAGACTCTGCGAAGCAGATGTTTAAGGAGTTTCTAAATAAGGGCGAGATCCCTAATATGCTTCTTGCTGGTCCGCCAGGTATTGGTAAGACCACAGTTGCTAAGGCTCTCTGTAATGAACTTGGAGCAGACGTTTATGTCATCAACGGATCCGACGAGGGTCGATTCCTGGATACTGTCCGAAACAATGCGAAAAACTTCGCTTCGACCGTCTCACTTACAGCGGATGCTAAACACAAAGTCATCATCATTGATGAGGCAGATAACACGTCCAACGATGTACAACTCCTCCTACGGGCGTTTATTGAGGAGTTTGCTGGTAACTGCCGCTTCATCTTCACCTGTAACTACAAGAACAAAATCCTCGAACCCCTCCACAGTCGATGTGCCGTCGTTGACTTCTCCATCAAAGGAAAGGAGCGACAAGGTATCGCAGCACAGTTCTTCAAGCGTCTCCAAGAAATCCTGGGTGCAGAAGGTGTTGAATATGATAACAAGGTCCTGGTAGAACTTGTAAATAAGCACTTCCCCGACTGGCGGCGAGTGCTGAATGAATGTCAGCGTTACTCTGTAAGTGGAAAGATTGACTCTGGCATCCTTGCTACTTTCTCTGATGTTGCCGTAAATGAACTCGTTAAAAACCTTAAAGAAAAGAATTTCCCAGAAGTTCGGAAGTGGGTGGTTTCTAACATGGACAATGATACTACTGTCCTTATGCGTCGTATTTACGATGCTTGTTATACATCCCTTGAAAACAATAGTGTTCCTGCTGCTGTGCTTGTTATTGCTAAGTATCAGTATCAGTCGGCATTTGTAGCAGACCAGGAAATCAATATGCTTGCTTGTCTAACTGAATTAATGGTGGAGTGTCAATTCAAATGAATGTGAAACTGATTCGTATGTGGTCTGGCGAAGATGTCATCGTAGACTTGATTGAAGAAAAGGAAGATAGTGTTGTCTTCTCTAATCCTATTGTTGCTGTTCCTGCTGGAAATGGGCAGATGGGTTTTGCTCCCTGGTCTCCTCTTCTTAAAGGTAAGAATGAAGAGCTGGAAGTGACTAAGAAGTATGTTGTGTATATTGCTGATACGCAAGAACAAATCATTGAACAATATGAGAGTATGTTCTCTGTGATTCAGACTCCTAGCAAAAAGTTGGTGCTCTGATTATGAAAAACAAAAGTCATCAAGTTAAATCCAGAATGTATTATTACTTCTGGGGAGTTTGTACAATTACTGTAGTTGCTGGTCAACTTTATGTTGGTACTGGATATCGTGTTATGGCGGAGAGTGTAAATCTTCTTGCTCATACTTTGGTTGGAGAACTTGTAGAGGGAGGACCTAATAATGGGACTATTGAATATCGATAAAACCAAACTGGTTGAACCAAAAGTGAAGACCACTCCTGAGAATGTGCAGGAAGCAAATGAGGCACTATTTCGTGCTAAAATGACTATACCTGCTGCCGCAAAACATTGTGGTATGACTGAGAAGGAAATGAAACTTACCTTCCATGAATATTTGAAGTATCACCCTAAAGATTATGAAGTCACTCAAGACACCCCTTAGATATCCTGGCGGCAAGTCCCGTGCTTGCACCAAGATGGACCAATACTTTCCCGACTTGAGGGAGTATGGTGAGTTTCGTGAACCATTCCTTGGTGGTGGTAGTGTCGCTATTCACGTCACCAAAAAGTATCCAGATGTGAAAATCTGGGTCAATGACCTGTATGAACCTCTGGTCAACTTCTGGCAGCAACTCCAGATGTTTGGTCGTGAGATGAGAGATGAACTGCTGCAACTGAAATATCGTCATGTCGAACC